ATACGTTGCTGATACAAAACTTTACGGAGATGTAAGACATGAAAATTCAATAGTTAATTACGTTTCCAATGATTTGGCTGAAAAAGGTAAACTTGCTGTAATCATGATGTCATTATTCATGGATAATAAATATGTCAGCCCATACACTGGAAAAAAAACGTATATGGATATTGAGGAAAGTTATATATGTTCTGGTGTATATGATGATAAAGAACTCGATAAAGTATATGACGCAAAAGAAGTAGAAATAGAAGTTTACGATAAGCAAGGTAATACGAGAATTGAATATGAAATAAAATATGAAGTTTTAGATAAACAACGAGATAGACTTATACGAGCAGAAGGTATAAGTTATTTTAATAAAAACGGTTTAGGATCATTCTTCCATTCAATGCTTATTGAAAAAATGGGTGGAATACCTATTGCAGATTTAGTAAAAACTGGTATTTACAATTCAGCGTTGTTTGCTGAAGATTCTAAAGAGAGAGATAGAAACCGTAGAATGGCAATAGATGTTTTAGGTTTAAAAGTTAAAAAACAAGAAACAACGATCAACTTAAGAAAGCATGGTGGTGGAGAAGTTATAGAAGCGATAGCCTCTACTGATGGTGCAGGTTTCTTAGGTGGCAGTATAAATTTAGATGAAGATGATGGTGATTAAGATATATGGAACGNATATTATCACCTAAAGGTTTAGAACAAAGATTAAACCCAAACATCATATTTAAAAATAGCGAGAATATTAACAAAAGACTTAAAGAAATTGAAGGAAAACTTGAAGAACAACTTACAATTAGTGAGATTGAAGGTTTAAATCCAGAAGAAAGAGGTTTTCCTAATTATTTACCAGGAACATTTGATGTTAATGGCATACCGATAGAACCTAAGATTAAGCAAGCATATAAGAATATTGTCTTAGGTTTATCGAGAGTAAATGTGTTTGAAGGTGGCGTTCGTGGTGGTAAAGACGTTATAGGTATTGCGTTATTTAGTGAACTTATAATGATTCATCCAGCGTCAACATTCTTAGTATTAGGTAGTTCATTAGAACATGCTATTAGAACAGTATTTGATAGTGATGGCTTTGGAATATTCTATACAATACCACATGGAAGGCTAACAAGAGAGAGTATAGATGGTGCACAAAGAGTAGTTTATAGATACAAGAATTACTTAGGCATTGAGAAAAAAATATTGATTTATGGTAATGCTAATCAATCCGATTATAAGAAATATCAAGGGTTCTCTATTGGTGCAACCTATGTAAATGAAGGAACTAATCAACATTTAAAAGGTATTACTGAAGCATTAGAACATATGATTGCAAGTCCAATACCAGTTATGGTAGTTACACAAAATCCAGTTGGACCAATGGCTGCATTTTATAAAGAGTTCGAAGCAAAAAGAACACCTACTAATCAAACGATTGATGATATACTTAGCGTTCAAGAAATGTCTAAATATCACACAATGACTTTAGAAGGTTTAAAAGGTGAAGAAGTAGAGGTTTTAGGATATAAAGGTTTTGAAGATCTCATGTATAAGAAGATGAAACGTGAGATTAGAAACCAATTAAAAGGTTTCTTAAAAGCAAAAGAAAGACCTGATTATAATAAATTAGATGAAGCCTCACAAGTTCAATGGAACAAATTAGAAGAACATATTAGATTTACTTATGAGAAGCAATTAAGAGGTGTGCTTGTTAGAGATATATTTCAAGGCATACCTAAAGATAGTGAGATTGGTAAGTTTTCTTGGAAAAAGGTTGTTTATTATGAAAAAGAACATCCAAATCCAAACAACGTAAAGAATAACGTTGACTATTCATATTATCACTTAACGATATATGACAATAAGACACTTACTGAAGCACAAATTGAAGAAGCACAACAAGGTTATGTTAAGGGCACATCAAGACATCAACAAAGAATACTTGGTATTCGTAAGGCNTTAGTTATTGACTTTGGTGCAGGGATTGCTTCATATATAGGTGATTATGAAGTTAATTTTGAAACCGGAGAAGTTGTTCAAACACGAGAAGCACACATAACACCAGAATATGCACAATCATTAAATACCACAATTACTGATGATTTGATTTATGATGAGTGGCTTAGATTACTAAAGCAAGGCAAGAAAAGAGCAACAACCATTATTGATACAGCAAACCTTCACTTGAGAAATTACTTCTCTAATCGACAAATAACAACAGTTAAAGCAGATAAGAGATATGATTTGAGAAAAGGTAAAGATAGTCAAAGAGGTTTTGATAGTCAAAATACTTCAATGATAGGTTTAGAATTAGTAAACTTAGGTTTTAAATTAAAGAAAATTAAGGTGTCTGCTGATAATTGCCCAGTTGCAGTCGATCAGATTCAAAGTTATGAGTATGATGAAGCAAGTGATAAGACAGGCGACGCACCAGTCATTAAGAAGAATGATGAGGCTTGTGATACCATGAGATATCTTGTATCGACAGCATTAGGTGGTACAGGTTATTGGTATGATAATAATGGTGAAGTTTTAAATCAAATAGAAGATGGCGTAATTGTTGAGAAAAAGAAAGAAAGTAGAAGTAGTTTACAAGCAAGGATACAAAATAAAATCAACCAAAGAGGAGTAAATGATCGATTTTTTAAGAGAAGAAACCAATTTGGAATAAATCAAGGAGGTCCAGATGATATTATCAAGTTCTACGAAGAAAGAAAAAACCGTTATAGAAACTAAAGTTATTGATAGTAAAGCAAGTGATAGTAATATTGCCTTATATACCAGTGGATTAGTTAATAGAGAACGGTTTAATAAAGTATTAGATGAAGTTAAGAATGTTACAGGTGCTATGATATTTAAAGATGACATAGGAGATGTGTTAAATAGCACGTCAAATTTGTTAAGAACTGGTGATAATCTCAACACACGAGGGTTCTCCTGGAATATAGTTGCACTTGATACTTGGGTAAGAAATAAAGGGTATCTTATCAATGCAGCGAGTTGGCAAGCAGACCAAATCTTGTCAAGAGGTATCGACCTTAACTTAGGGCAAAAGTCTAAAATGGTAGATGAGATGTCTAAGTTACAAAATTACCTAAGACAAAAGTTGTATAAATCGCTTTATATGCAGTTCTATTTAGGATATTTTCATGGCGGGTCAGCGAATTTAATTGTTATAAAAGGGCAAACAAACTCAGATGATTTAAGAACACCGTTGAGATATAAAGAGTTGAAGAAGGGCGATTTCTTAGGTTTAAAGCCTTTAACAAGACTTTACAATATACAACCTTTCTATGGTAAAGTAGATGGCTATTCAACGTATATAGATGAGTTAGGTGAAGATATAGGTATATATGATTCTACCGAGTTAGGCAAACCACAGTTTTATAGAGTTTCGTTAAACGCTGATTTGTATGGCACTGACTTAAAAAAGATTGGTAAAGGTAATTTGCCATCACATTATATAGTCCATAGAAGTAGATTGTTGATATACAATTCGAGCCCATTATCATATATTGAAGAAAAAGTAGAACAATTTTTTGGAACAAGTATTGGTGAAAAAGCGTTGCTCAGTATGCAAAGATACGAAAACTTGATTAACCAAATTAGCAAGTTGATGGATCGAGTTAATGTGCCAGTGTATAAAGCAAGTGATTTGGCTAAGTCATCAATGCAAGGTAGCAAGTTTCAAGAACAAGTTGCTGAAAGAATTGATGGTGTAGAGTTGGCTGTTGCTTATGGTGAGATGATTCTAATCAATGAAGATGAAGATTTTACGTTTGCTAATGCACAGTTCCAACATATACCAGAGTTACTAAAAGAGTATAAGAAACAACTTATAGCAGATATTGAAGCACCTTCAAGTAGGGTTCTTGGTGTATATGAGGCTGATGATGAACATGCATTTGATTATGTAATTGAGCAAAAGTGTGAGAGATACCTAAGAACATGGTATGAGCAGTTGCTACCGATTATTTATAAGAGTGAGTTTAATAAGAGATTAGGAGATTACAGTTTCACATTTAAACCACTTGAAAAACAAACACAAGAAGAAAAGGCTAAGACACTTAAATTGGCAGTTGAGATTATTAGTATTGCGTGGAGAGATGGAGTTATTGATGAACAGTCTTACCATAGAATGTTGATTGCTTCAACCGATAATATTAGTGATATGCTAAACGAGTTAAACCAAAAATATATGGAATTTGTTGAGAAAAATGGTGAAAGTGAAAACTTTGAAACATATAATACAAAACAAATCAAGTTAGCAGAAGCATTGAATAAAAATGAACCAGACCAAAAAGACATATCACGAGAAAAAGGCAAAGATGAGGGTGGGAACAACAAAAGAACCAAGAAAGAAGAAACCAAAATCGCCATTTCCGATAAAAAAAGTAATAAAAAATAATAATAAATAATCATAATACAATAAAAACACCAAAATTATTTGTAATATGAATAAAAAAAGAATAAAATAAAGGAAAGGTGGTGATATGGTGCGAATTGTATTTAAAGACGGTCAACTTCAAGAGTTTTATTTTACAACCAAGATATCAGATAACATTGAGGAATTAGAGAATGGGTTTCTAAGGTGCTACAATGTTGTCATGGGAAGGACTGGAATTCAATATTACGGTGATACCGCTATTGATAGACAAGAAGAAGATGTGTTTCACCCAGACACATTAAGATCTATTGAAGGTAAGACAGTAACGTTGACACACCCAGAGGACTTTGTAGATGTCGAAAACGTAAAAGACTATGAGATTGGCTACATTCTAAATGCAAGACGAGATGGTAATAACATTGTTGGTGATATTATGATTACTGACAAGCGTGCTATTGACTTAATCCTAAGCAAAGAAATGAGAGAGTTATCTCTTGGTTATCAATCAAAAGTGGTTGATAATGGCGAAGG